GTTAATAATCTCATCTAGGAATGAGTCGTCTGGAGATTCATTAACTAACTGGAGGATAGCTGAGTTAATAATCTCATTCAGGAATGAGTCGTCTGGAGATTCATTAACTAACTGAAGAACAGCCGAGTTAATAATCTCATCTAGGAATGAGTCATCAGGGGACTCGTTTACTACCTGAAGGATAGAAGTATTGATAACTTCATCCAGGTATGAGTCATCAGGACTTTCCTTTACTACTTGGAGGATAGCACTGTTAATACAGCGGTTCAGTCTGTTAGACTGCGCCGTAGAAACAGTGCCGAATCCTAAACTATTTTGTAAAGAACTCCGGAGAGCACTTAGAATTGCCACTATTCTTTAGCGTTAGTTCCGCCATCTTTCGGAGCGGATTTCTCGTCTACAAGAACAGAGAGTTGCGGATCTGAGCCTGCCTGCCATGCCTTAAAGATAAGCATAGCGCGGTCTAAAGTAGCGTCATCTGCCCCAGTGTTTGGGTTAAAAGCGGTAGAGTGTGAATCTTCTGTCAACGGAAAAGTAGAGGGGAGAGTTAATTCAGTATGCTTACCTAAGCCTAGGCGTTGCTTGAGCTTAGCGCGGAGTACGGAGAGATCTGCCATTATTTTATCCTATTCAATTTTGTTTGGGTGAGTCGCCCAGGCCGCGTGAGCAGCCCGGGCAGACTGATTAGTTATTATGCAGTTGTTGCGGTACTTGTAATACCACCAACAGTTACGAAGGAGCGACGGCCACCGTCAACCGACCATTGACGCTTCCACTGGACGCGATCAAAGAGGTTAGTCTTGGTAGGATGAGTCTGAGTATTGCCGACCTTCTGGACGAAGCCCAACTTCTCTTCGGAGACGCCACCACCGGCAACGGTGTTCAGGCGCAATGAGCTAGTATTGATTCCGATGAGCGGATGTTGAACACTACGGTCTTCACCAGAGGAACCAGAGTCATCGAAATCGAAATCCCAGATGACGTCTGCGTCAAGGTAACGACTCCAGTCCACTGCCGTACCGGCGAATGGGATCATGGAAGTTGTTCCAAGGTTAGCAAGAAGGGTATCATTAATTTGACTCTTACCACGGAGTAGGTCCAAGAAAGCCTCATAAACACCCTGAGTTGTCATAAAGAGGTCTGGGCGCTCAACCTCACTGAAGCCAGCGATCAGGATAGCCTTCTGAACATCTTCGAGAAGCTTATCACATTTACCACTACTACCAGCAGAGCCGAAACGCTGTGGGTTCCAATGGGCGTGAGTTCCACCGTCGAGGCCAGCAAAGATAGCGTAGTTACCTGTTCCGGACTCGCCCGCGCCGTCGATAGCCTGACTTGCGTAAGGATTCACGACTGCAGAGAGAGTGCAAGGCTTGTAGGTATCCGAAAAGGTTCCATCATCACCCACGTCATCACCAGTGATGGCTCCGTGGATAAGTTCAGCTCCAGAACCAGAGCTCTCGCCCCGGATGAAGAGAGATTCCTCTTCGTTCAGGATGCCCATCATGTTCGCCCGCATCACATTAGTAACATAGGGAATCACATTACCAGCAGGCATAGCCTGTGGGTAGTTGATGTTCTTAGTTGCAGCTGGCATTAAGAACTGCGCATACTTCATGTGCTCTTGAGCAGTAGCAGCCAGGTTATTGGTTGACGGATCACCATCCATCTCATCCGAAGGGAAGTAAGTGGTGGCTTCGCCAGTACCGTAGATTACAGGGTGCTTCAGCTTTTCAGCATCGTTCACCATAAAGATACGGCCTTTCGCAGCCATATGCTTGAGCATTTTTTCGCCGCCCTCATTAATGAGGTTGGCCATGTCTTTCGTCATCGTATCGAGCGCAACGGTCGATAGGGTGTCGATAGTTTGGTTGTAAGTAGTCACTAGAATCGGCCCTCCTGGGCCAGAATTGGAATTTAACTAGATTCCTTCAGCTTATCCATGAGCGCCGCTTCGACTTGCTGGGTAATATTAAGTTTACCGTCACTAGCTGGAGCGTTTAACTGAATGCTCCCGTCTGCGTAGACCGCGCCCTCCGGCAGCTTACTGGGGAGACCAGACCCAGGCAGAGTACCCGCTTCAGCCGCCGGAATGGCGCCAGAAAGCTGGATCAATGCCTTGATATTGTTCTCGCCCTGCAAGATTGCAGGAGTGATCGCGCCCGACTCGACGGCCCTGGCGTAATAGGCGGCAACCGTGTCATACTCTTGCGAGCCGACCGAGATTCCCTCCTTAGCCAGATTACGTACAAAGGAGTCGCGGGCCTCTTCACGACGGTCAGTCTCAAGATCGCGCTCCTGTAATAGGGTGGCCACCTGCTCCTGGGTCATGAATTTGCCTTGCTCCTCCTCCTGGGTGCGCTTAGCATCCCAGTTGTCGCGTGCATCGTTAATTTTGCGGCTCACGTAAGATTCGACCCGCGTGCGGGACTCCTCTTCGAGGCCGAGTTCATCTAAAGAACGGGGCTGTTTCGCCGCGAACTTTCCCGCTTCCGCACTAAGATCTACCGCGCCAGTAGCGGCGGGCTCCTCAGTCTGTGGCTCTACGATCGGTTCTGCTGCGTCGGCTGGTTCGCCCTCTGGTGTTCCAGCGTCTTGGGGGTCTGATTCGGTCATTGTGGTTTGGCTCCTCAGCGGCGGGTTTACCGGGATGGCTCCCTAGTCGATGAGGCTTACCTGAGCGGGACTGTACCAGATAGTTAGGCTCCCCGCAAATACTTTTTTGGAATTATAATCGGGTTTGCCAAGGTGGATAATTGGCGTAGTCGCTCTCCCTTACGTCCAGGCTAAATGGCTCGCTCCTACCTATGGTTACGGTTGCCTTACCCTCATAGAGCGTCAGCTGGGTCGGCCCGGTGACCACCATCTTCGCGCCTGCGTTGGCGAACCCGTGGCCCGACAGCTCATTGAAGTGGACGACGAATACCCAGTCCCAGGGCACCTGGGGCAAGTCCCGAAAGGTGAAGGTGACCGAGCTATTAGGCATCACAAGGTAGTCCCGTTGCCACAGCCCAATGTTGCGGAAGATTACCATACCCGCATATTTAACATTTCCGTCTAGGTAAGGGTGCCAGGCACGGAAGCCCACGTGGCCCTGCTTACTGGCCTTGAGCTTCAGGCTGCCCTTGAACTCAGAGATGAACCAGTTGCAGTTAGTGTCGAGCTCGATCGTAGCCCGCCGATGCGTAGCATCCGGGGCAGGGCTGCTCGGCTGCTGGGCATAGCCCGGCGCACCTAGAAAGGGGCTAAGGGCAACGAGGCAGAATAGGGCGCTCAGTGCCTTTAGCACAGCGGCCGCCCCGTCTCATCCATCCCGTTTCGCTCGTAGACCCGCTTGAGCTGGGTCTCGCTAGTGACGATTCGGTCAGGGTGATTGGGGGGAAGCTGAAAGACCTCGTAGCCATCGCACCAACTGTCGCGAAGGTCATGGGTCATCGTAACGGCCTCGCCATCCCAGACGCGGGCCATCTCGGCACCGCAGTCGGGGCAGGGAGCAGGGTCGCTGGCCTGGCTCATCTGGCGGTGCAGCTCGTGGCGGGCGGTGCAGGTGTCACAGGTGAAGTCGTAGTGTGGCATGGTTAGTCTCCAGGGAATCCTGCGATTGTGCGGGAGGCGTACTGACGGTCGGTTTCTCCTTTGCGCTTCTTAGTTTGGGTACTAGGGAGTAGCCCTATACCGGCACCGATAGCTTTCTGCGCGAGGCGGTCGACGACATTACCTGAGCCAGGTATGGGCATCTCTTCGCTAGGATCGAAGCCCATTGCGGTTGCGGCGCCCGTTAATCCTAAGAAGATGCCGGCGCCAGGTGCGTGGCGGAGAGCTCCCTTGGCAAGTTTCTTACCAACGGCCCCAAAGCTTGAACGTGGGCGACCCGGACGAGCGCCTGGAACAGATCGCTCAGCCTGGATTTTAGCATCATCAATATGGATATAGCTCCGATTAGAGCCTTTAGATACCCTCTCGCTTGCTGCAGTATTCTCATAGGCGACACCATCGTAACCGGCTGTGCGGAGCTCATCTGCATACGATTCGGCTACCTCACGGCGAAAATCTAAAGATCCCCCGAAGTCAGCCTGCAAGCCCTCGTCCATAGTAGAGAATTCAGAGTCAACTAACATAATAAACTTACCCCAAGGGTTTAATCGCTTAAACTTAGAACTATCTACATTTATATTCTGAGAATGCTGTTTGAGATTGAGAGAGGTCGCTTGTTTTTCGGTTATAGCTAAGTAAGGTCGCTTTGTATTTTTAGGATCGTTTAGGTAAGTCAACGTCTCCACAATATCATCGTACGGCGGTATGCCGCCATCCTTAGCCATAGCTAGGGCAGCATCGAAGTCTCCAGCCTTTATCGCAACCTCAAAACTAGTTGCATCTATAGCATAATCATCTAATAAATTAAATAGAAAATCACTAAATAAGTATTCTCCAGGAGAACCATCCCTCGACAAGTGATGAATAACATCTAATTGGGTAGTCATATAATCAGCTTGACCCGAGATAAGTGGTAATACACGAGGATTCTTCGGCTTAGGTACCGCGTATACTGTAGGATCTATAGGATCCTTTCGATGTAGGCCACCTGCAAAGATATCGGCTACCACGCTTTCCTCAGCGGAGTGAGCCCCAATGAAATCCTGTGTTGTTGTTCCGGAGTTAGCGAAGTTTCCTGTCATACTGACATCGAGGAAATCATCCGCAATCGCCTCAGTAGTCCCATGAAAAGAATAGTCCGGGTGCGTCGCAGCCCGGAAGTAGATGGAAGGGAAGGAGAAAGCAGCGGCCCCAGCCAGGGCGGCCGGCCCCACCTCAACCCTGCTGTTGACAGAATCCCACTGGACATCTGGAGGCGGCGGCTCAACAACCGGCGCAGGGAGATTGCCACCCAGCTCAGGGGGAATATTCTTGCGGAACTCCTCCTGCCTGGCCCGCTTCTCTTGCCCAGCCTTAGCGTCCAGGTAATCACTCAGCCGTTCCATCCGGACGTGTATCCCACTATCCTTCGGCTTCCCGCGTGCTGCCCAACTTCTTTCAAACTCAAGCGACGCAGCATAGTCTTTATTCATTCCGCCCGGCCCCGTGCCGCGCAAGTACTCGCGGGCGGCCTTTTCCCACTGGCCCTCCTGAATGAATTTGCGCGTTTTGGTGGCGACGCCAAGGGAGCCACGGTAGGTCGAATCGACCAAGAGCGCAAAAAGCGTAGGGTCCTCCTGGGCCATCCCCGGGAACCACTCCTCGACGTGCCCGGCGGCGCGACCGAAGCTCTTCTGGAAGGCGGAGTAGATCGCCTTATCGGGAACCGGCTGCCCCGCGATGATGCCTAGCTTCCGTCCCTCCTCTACAGTTAAAGTCTCACCTAATCCGAAGGCCACATTCTTTCCCCCCTCAGGTGGAGTATAAGCCTCGCGGCGTAGCCCCTCATTAGCGAGGAGCATCCACTGAGCCTGCTCATAGCCGCCTAAGGGCTCGCCGGCGGCATTGGTGAGCATGCCCAGCATGGCGGCACGCTCAAATCCCTGGTCCTGCGATACCTTGCCCATATAGTTCAATGTCGCTGTCGGGCCCTCGCGGCGGATTGCTTCGTTGCCAGGGATCTCGGAGCGGGCGGTAGACTGGAGCCCTGGGCCGAGTAGAGCCTGGGTCGCCTTAGGTAGATTGTAAGAACGCTCGCCTGCAGTCTGGCGGATGCCCTCGTGGGTCAGGATCGGGAGATCAGGCACCGCCGCGTCCGCCGCCTAGAGTCTGCGCCGTGGCGGGAGGAGCTAGGCCGGCCGCAAGAGCAGCCTGGATCTGGTTGTCTACGTCGCCGGAAGCATTGACGCCCGGAACCGGCGCCTGGTTGCTGGCGCCGCTGGCAGACTGCTGCTTGATGAAGATGTTGTGCTGGTCGATGGCTCGCCGGAGCTCACCTACGCTTGCGCCGCCGTAGCCCTTATCTACTGCGTTCTCTCCAATTCGGTTATAGTAGGAGACATACAGTTGGTGCTCATCTTCCGCCGCAACCGCAATGGGGAGTCCGGTTTGGAGGTGCTCGATGTAGCGGTCTTCTGGCCCTTGCTCGATTGTCGGTGCATCCAAGAAGATGTCCACATCCTCGACGCCCATAGCGTTACCCATCTTACGGAGAGACTCTCGGACCATACGCGGAAGGGACCCTTGGAATGTAGAGAAAACATTGGTTACCGTAGTTAGCCAGTTGAAGTAGGTGTCCACCTCTCCACGCTTACTCAGGTGGCCCAGGTCAACCGGATCGACCCAGAAGGCGAACTCGGCGGCAATTGGGTCAGGCACGTTGATCGTGTGTGTAAGACCATTGCCCAGCGGGATCTCGACGGTCTCGCCATAGATCTCGCGCTGGTAGCGGTGGTGGATCCGGGCGAGGTCGCCCCAGAGATTGGCCATAACTTCGAGGCGATCACGGTTGCGCCGGTTGCTGGCTGCAACAATGGAGCTGGCCTCGGTCGCAGACTTGCGCGGATTGGCCGCAACGCCCCGATCAATCGGGCCAACGCCAGTGACGTCATCGAACAATGCGAGGTAAGTCTGTAGCGCGGCGAGGTACTCGTTGAGCACAGCATTCTGCTCGACCGGCCGCATGGTCGCGTTGACGCCCCGAGCAGCGTCGTCGACGTCAACCGGGATGTAGACCTTGGAGCCAGGGGGAGCATCCTGGATCAGTGAGATGATGTCCTCGGAAATGGCCTCCTTATCAAAGAGGATCTCCTTGTTAATCGTCGAGATCTCCCGGTTGATCTGAACCAGGGTCTGGACGATCATCCGCATGAGCGGAACCCAGGAGAGCACCTCGGCCGGCGGGACGTCTTCCTTGGGCGCTGGGTCCAGGAAGTTCGCTAGTGCGAGGGGGCAGGTCGGGAGGTCGGTGGTGTAAGTGTATTCCCCTAAGTGCTTTGCGTCCTTGCGCTCACGGCCAGCGTTGTCGCTGAGGGGCGCGATCTGCACAAAGATTGACATTGGGCAGGCGCCCGGGATCCGTGGGCCGGAGCCGAACTTCTCGTGGTAGACCTCGGTGACCTGGACAGGCTCCCATGCCTTCGGCTGCTCCGCCTTAGGGAGCTTGGGCCGCCACTCCTTAGGGAGGTCAGACCACTGCTGCTCATAGGTGTGCCAGGAGAAGCGCCGGCCGAACGGCTCGTAGCCGCACGCGCCCGGCTCGATGGGGAGGAACTTGACGCGCTTATGGACAGGCTCGTCCGGCTGGATCGCCAGCTTGCAGCCGAAGTAGGGGGAGAGCAGGCCGAGGAAGGCGCAGCGCCGGATGGCCGCTTCGAGCTTCCCGTGGTCGGCGGCCCAAGCCGAGATTTTGTTCTGGTCGTCGGCGAGGTGAGAGGCGCCCGGCACCCGGGCCTTGGCCTGCAGCGAAGGGGTGCCCGGGGTGAGCGCAGTCACGATCTGGCGGATGCGGCTCAAGAAGAGGTTGGCGGTGGTCTCCGGGGGGCGCCAGGTCTGAGTTGAAAGCGGGTCCGGGAGCTGGTTGAGAGGAATCCCTTGGTCTCCAAGAAAAAGTCTTGCGGCCCCGCCCAATGGGTCACGGCCGGTATAAATATCACGGATTAGACGCTCGGTTCCTTCAAGCGGCTCCTGAACCACAGTCATCGCCTGCTCAACACGGGTACGCAAGGCAGATGCAGTTTCTTCGTTAAGTTTGTAAACCATTAAGCTTGTGGCCAGGCGCTACCCCGAGAGGTGCGGGGGCGCTGCGTTGGCCAAATCTTTGTAGCGTCTAGTTGATCAGAAAGCAAGTTATTTTCAGGAATTCCTGGAGGGGTGCCGCGCCGCTCGATCTGCGAACTGAGCATGGCAA